AAGTTTTGAGTGAGTATGAGATAGAAAGATTAAAAAATCCTAAAAACGACGCGGACCGTGAGCTTTATGAGGCTCTTGCACCCAACATTAAAAAAAGAATCCGAGAAGACTCGTGGACGACAACAGGCATCAGTGTTGATTTGGATCCTACCAAATTAAGATACGCTTTTTACAAAAAACAAGATTATGAGCCCTTTGGGGTGCCTTTCGGTTTTGCAGTCTTGGATGACATAAATTTTAAGCTTGAGATGAAAAAAATTGACCAAGCTATTTGCCGTACTGTCGAAAATGTTGTTTTAATGATCACGATGGGGACCACCCCAGATAAGGGGGGGATTAACCCCCGTAACTTGCGAGCAATGCAGGCTTTATTCACCAACCAGAGTGTGGGTCGTGTGCTAGTGAGCGACTATACTACTAAAGCAGAGTTTATCATACCAGACCTTGAAAAGGTTATTGGGCCGGGAAAATATGATGTTGTCAATAGAGATATCAAAGAGGGGCTTCAAAATGTTATACTAGGGGAAGAGAAATTTGCTAATGCCACTATCAAGGCGCAATTATTTTTGCAGAGACTGCGCGAATCACGAGAAGCTTTTTTGAATGAATTCCTTCAGCCGGAGATTAATCAGATATGTAAGAATTTTGGTTTTAGGGGTGCGCCCACCGCTAAGGTTCAGGATATTGATATGAAGGATGAAAACCAAGTACAGCGCGTAATTACGCGTATGATGGAGCTTGGTATTTTGCCCCCAGAGGAAGGAATGAAGGTTATTGATACCGGAGTCTTCCCTTCGGAGCGAGAGCTTGAAAGCGCACAAAAGAAATTTTTGGAAGATAGAAAAAAGGGTTGGTATAATCCTATGGTGGGTGGAGTTCCTGTTTTTGAGGAGCCCGGCGAGGTAAAGCTTGAGGAGATTAAACATCCTAAGAGCATGAAGATGTTGGACAAAAACAACAAAACGCCTAAGGTTTCCGGTCGTCCATTAGGCTCCAAAACCGATGCCAAAATTACATATTCAGTAAGCTCCATAAAAGAGGTTATTGACGCAACAGCAAAACTTCACTTAGATGTTAGCGCGGAAGCCAAAAAGGTTTTCAACAAGAAACGCTTAAATAAAAATCAAAAGGATGTTTTAGAGAAAATTTGCGAGCTGGTAGTTTCTGCGTGCGAACGACCAAATTGGAAAAAAACAGCTGTAAATTGCCTGAAAGACAACAAAAAGCTCTTGGAGCTGAAGACACTAGCGAAGGTAGCAGACATTAGCGTCGAACACTTGGTGGACGAATACGCTGCGGCTATTTTATACCATAGCAGTAAAAATTCACCAAAAGATTAAAAAAGTGTAACACACAGAGTATGAGTGAACCCTATAAGTTTAAAACGCGGTTTGATTTTGAGGTTTTTGCCACAGATGACCTAGAGAACGATTTAAGTATTAGCGTAGCTTCATTGGAGAATTTAAAGCCCTTGATTCCAAAGGGTATTGATTTGGATCGTAATATAGATTTAATTGGAGCTGCTTTTAATGCGGCAATTGTTAATAGATTTAATAGAAACGGGGACGGAATTGATTCTGCTACCGCAAAAGATTTGATAGATTATTTTGTTCACAAACCCACTAACATCGAACACAAAAAACAAAAGGTGGTGGGCCATATAGTAAATGCCGCGTTTACTGATATGGATAATGAAAAAATCTTAAACACAGATAGGATTGAGGGTAAAACGGACCCTTTCTATATTTCCTTGGCGGCGGTTATCTACAAGACCGTTAATCCAGAGTTTGCCGATCTGCTGCTAAAGGCCAGCGATCCGGAAGATGTAAACTATAATAAGATTGCAGCGAGCTGGGAGCTTGGCTTCAACGAATATAGCATTGCGGTTGGCTCTCAGAACCTCAGCGAAGCCGAAATTATTACAGATCCCGTTAAAATCAAAGAATTTGAAAAATACCTGAAAGCCTTTGACGGAGGTGGCAAAATGGAAGATGGAACCCCGGTTTATCGTTTGGTAGCAGGGGAGGTTTTCCCGTTGGGCATTGGTTTTACTACTCAACCAGCCGCAGATGTGCGGGGCGTTACCGTTAAAGAAAATGCGGACCTAGAGATGGTTAAAGACGAGGAGGGGCCCGAAACACCCGCTAATTTCGAGGAAAAAATTAAAAATAATATTTTAAAAATTTCCCAAAACAAAGAATTTAATGTAAAAAATGATAACAGTTTTAAAACTATGGACACAAAAGAATTAACTACAGAGTTCGAAAGGATTCTTGATTCAAGGTTAGGCAAAAAGGCCGAGTATACGCAAGAGTCTGTAGCTAACATGGCAACCGTGATTATGGATAAAATCCGTGAGAAGGATGCTGAGTGGAAGCTACAGAGAGAAACCGCTGAAAATGAGAAGGCGGACGCGATAACCCGAGCTGATGAAGCCAAGGCTAATATCGAGGATTTCAGAAAGCAGCTCGACGAGGCTCAAGAGAAGATCACTTCCCTTGAGGGTTCTATCTTTGCTGCGAGAGCAGAGGAGTTATTCAATAGCAGAATGGAAACAATCGATTCAACATACGACCTAGAAGACAGCGACCGCGTTGTTCTCGCTAAGGAAGTGGTTGTACTTGATTCTTCTGAGGCTGCTTTTGAAAGCTATCAGCAAAAACTAGAGGTTATCCTCAAACATAAGAGTAAAGCTTACAAGGAAGAGCAGGAAACTGTTTTCCAGACAAAGCTAGAGGAAGCACTCCAGAAGCGGTTGGCCGACCTTGATCAAGCGAAAGCTACGGTCAAGGAGGAAACAACGGTAGAGGATTTGGTAGAGAACGTTGAAGTTCCTGCTGAGCCTGCAATCGTGAACAATAACGAAGCCTCTTCAAAGGATGAGTCCCTGCGGGACAAATTCATGAAGGCTTTCAACCCTGAAACAGTTTCAGTAACATATTAAAATATTATGGCATTAAGATTATTCCCATTCAGGCAATATAGCGATCACAATGTGATCAATATGTTTGCCAACCAAACTGTTGATGATAACCCATCAACCGACGGAAACGGTAGTGCGGGTGTCATCGTAAAGGTGTTTACAGACGGGGGTGTACCCGGGGGAAGCATAACTAAAGACGTGATTGAGTTCGCATCTTCCTCTAGCTACCTTGGTAAAACGGATTATCCTTTCTTGGGAGCCGATAAATACCCTCAAGTTCCTTTACGAGTAGGCGCAGCTACAACCGGAGTTCCGGTATTAGGCGTTACTCTTAACCAGACCATCAGCAATGATGAGAACGGCGAAAAGCTGCTCTACAATCCGGTTAAGAAAGACGAGTTACAAGCGGTCCTGAGCGGTCAAGCCGTTCCAGTCGCAACTAAAGGTTTATTTACCTTTGCGGCAGGCGGTGCGACATCGACCTTCTCTGCTTTTGGAAATAACACTACAACCGTTCCCGGCAATTTGGCTGTCATCGACAGTTCTAATGACGGTAAAATGGTGGGTGTTACTCCAGAAGTGGTGGATTCTCCCAATTCTCCCGCTTATCGGGTGGTGGGGCAGATTATCGCTACAGGTGAAAGAACCTCTCAAATCGGTCAAGCGGACTATTTCGCTGGTACAGGTACAGCAGGTTATGCAATGGTGCAACTTGATGCTGCGGCATCATGGTCTGCTCATGGTAATTAATAAGCTAACGTAAAGGAATTATAATATAATGAAAATTACATTAAAAAGAACACCCGATCAAATCGAACTTATTAAGGCGATGGGGTCGAAGAATAGAGATACTGCCTATAGTGCGCAGGTTGCCCTAGCGGAGTTTATTGGTCCTGTTGTGTCGGAGGTTATTAATAACGCTCCTACAATTAGCAACTTGTTCACGCCGCTTCAGTATAACGCTGACGATAACCCTTCACTCCCGTTGGATCTGTATTACGACATTTTCGATGAGGATTATTTGCAGGTTTATAGTCAATCGGTGGCTGGGGGTCTCCCCACCAATACCATACAACCAACCGCTTCTGAGTTGAAGTTTACGACCTATACCCTCGATAGCGCTATTGCTTTCGATCGGAAGTATGCTTCTCGCTCACGGTTGGACGTGATTGGTAAAACATTCACACGTGTCGCTCAAGAGATTCTGTTGAAACAGGAGAGAACTTCTTCTAACTTGTTGATGACAGCTCTCGCTGAGGCCAAAAACGGTAATAACGCTTGGGTAGCTGAAAACCGGAACGTCTTCAGAACGCAGGATGCGAATGTTTTCCAGATGGACGATCTGAACAAGCTGCTCACCAAGGCCAAGAGAGTTAATGGTTCTTGGGTTGGTGGCACTCCTAGTGGCGCTCGCCACGGGTTGTCAGACCTTCTGGTTTCGCCGGAAGTGGTAGAGCAAATTCGCGCTATCGCTTATAACCCGATGAATACCCGTCAGGCAACTTCTGGCGTGTCATCTATTCCGGCAACGGATTCGGTTCGTGATGGTGTATGGAAGAACGCGGGTGTAACCGAGTTCTTCGGTGTTAATATCATGGAGCTTCTGT